GCCTGCAGTAATTCCATCTAGCATTTCTAATTCTGCTTCTGTTAATTCTGCATTAGATCCAAGAGTTAAAGTTCCTGTAACTGTAAGATTATCATTAATAGTTACTTCAGAAGTTGTATGACCAATTGAAATTGGCACACCTGAAGTTGCAGTACCTATAGTAATACCATTTGAAGTATTTGAATTATCAATATTTAATGATGTTGTTGCATCCAATGAAATAGTTGTACCATCAACAGCAAGAGTTCCATCAATATCTGTATTATCTAAATTTGTTGTTCCATCTACATCTATGTCTCCTGAAATATCTAATTCACCTGCAATTATTTTAGCTGCTGTTCCACTAAATACTTCTGAAGAATTAGTAGCAGCAGTTAAGAATGTAAACCCTGTTGCACTATCATCATAACCAAAGAAACCTATTCTAGCTGACGAACCATCATGGTATCTAAATTCAATACCTCTATCTTTATTATCATCTGATCCAGGTGCAGTATCTCCACCTAAAGTAAATATAGGATCATCTATTGTAACTGTTGTACTATTGACTGTTGTAGTTGTACCATTAACAGTTAAATCTCCAGTTACTGTTAGGTTGTCTGCAACCGTAACTTCTGAAGTTGAGTGTCCTAATGTAATTGCAATACCAGAAGTCTCTGTTGCAAGTTTTAAAGCACCTTGAGAATTTGTAATATAAGAATTTGAACCATCATGGTATATTTGCATATCACCACCATCACCAATTTTAATTGGTGAAGAGTCTGTTAATTCTAATGCATCGTCTGATTCATCCCATAATAAAAAACTTCCAGAAGTAGCACCAAATAATTTAAAGTCATAACCAGTGTCATCAACACCGACAGTAACAGTTGCATCAATTTGAACTGCACCATCAATATCAACAGCATCTAAATTTGATGTTCCATCAATATCCATGTTGCCTGAAATATCTAATTCAGTTGCTATAACTTTATCATTAAATGTCGCTGCACCTGCAGCTGACATATCTAGTGTTAATGCAGTAATTGCACTTCCACCATCATTACCTTTAATTGAAAAATCTTTATCTGAAACTTTAGTTTCTAAAATTACATCACTAGATGAATTATATAATCTAGCCATTTCAGTGCCATCATCTTCATAAACAATACCACTTCCTGCTGTTCCAGCGTCTAAAGTAATTCCCCCTGCTGATTCTAAATTAATAGAATCAACTGCTGTACCATCTGAAACTACATCAAGATCACCATCAGCATTTGAATGAATATAAGTTCCAGTATCTTGAAAACATAATTTATTTGTTGAATTTAAAGTTAAACCTGTACCATCTGTGTGAGTTAAAGTTGTATCTTGATCATCACCAAATTTAATAACTGCGCTATCTGCTAAAAATAAATCTGAAAATTCTAATGAAGAAGTACCAAGAGCTACCCCATCTGAAGAAGAAGGAGCAATAGCACTAGTAGTTATTCTAACTCTATCTGTACCACCAACTCTAATATCTATTTGATCATCTGTGTCTGCTGTAATATCTGTATCAGCGTCTGCATCTAAAGTTAATGTGGCACCATTTAAATCAACTGCACCTACACCACCAATATTTGAATCAACTAGATTTGGATTAGTTGAATCATCAGCAGCAGCATAAATAAGTTTTGTTCCTTTATCAGAAGTTCCCCAAGTAACACTTGATCCCGAACCAGAAACATATTTAAAATTAACAGTATAAGCACCAGATGTATTATTTTTAACTACATACATCTGTTGAACATCTAAAGGAATAGTTACCGTTTGATTTCCAGTAATTGTCCCAGTAAACTCTATAACTCTATGTGCAAGAACAGCACCTGTTGATCCATCAGAAACAGATAATGTTGTTGTTTGAACACCACCTGCTAATGATTGTGCAGTATAACCACCAGAAATTTGCTCTAAAATTTGTAAATTGGTATTGGTAGTTGTCCCCCATGTACCGGCATTTTCGCCGGTTGTCATTAGTTCTGTACCAAGACCTGTGTAACTTGATGCCATTTATTCTCCTATGCGCTTCCTACAAATACTTCTACATCACATGAATCTGTATCTGCAGTAGCTGTAATATCTACTAAATCATTTAATGATACTGTTAATGCAGATCCTCCCGCATGCATAGTATCTACAACTCCACCACTATTATCACCTGGATAAATAAAAGAATGTCCAGCGTCTACTTTAATTGCAAACTCTGTGCTGTCTTCATCTCTAAATGTTAATGTAATATGATTAGTTGAATCTAAATTTGTAATTCTAATATATCTAACATCGTCTTCATCGAATTGACCTGCTAAATAACTTTTTGACAAATCTGTTGAAGAAGCTGTAGAAAAACCTAATAAACCTGACTCAGTAGTTGAAACAGTTACAATTCTTTTAGCAATTTCATTAACACTAGAAATATCTAATGATCTTTCGCTATTATAACTATTATTGTTTAATGTGATTTCTTCAATTACTTTTACTGTTAGTGTTGCCATAGTTTAATCCTTACGGTGACGGAACGTTGACTGGTATACGTGGTTCACCGTCCGTATAGTCGTCTCGTCTACGTCTCCCTAGTTGTTCTCCACCAAACTTCTGTACTTCAGTTTGATATTTTTGTTCATATAATTGTAGCATATCCATCGGCCCTTTTAAATAACTAAATGCTTCGACTAGACATGCATATAAAAGTCCATTTCCAAAATTCGTGCTTAAATAAGTTGTAGTATTTGCTGAACTCAATCCTAAAGGTCTAGCATTATAGTGCAATTTATACATAAAAGCAGAGCTTGGAGTAGGGACAATTGTTATTCTACCTGATGAAGTTGCACCAATTCCAGTAGCACCACCATCAGACATAGCGTAATATTTAGGTGTTCCAGTAGTAGTTTCAGCTGCATCATATTCTCTTAAATAGCTAATATCTTTTTTTTCTAACCAACTATTAGCACCAGTTGCAGCTGTAGTTGAAGTATAAACTTGTAATCCTCTAACATATAAAGTTCCAGCTGGAACATGGACATTATCTTTTGAAGCAACTAAATTACCAATTATTTCTCGTCTATCTGCATCAATTGGAACATCTCTAAAAATTCTTAATTCTGAATTATCTATAAATTGATCTGTAATAGTGCTTGAAAGAACATCTGTTCCAACTTCAGTATAATTTTGAATCGCTGTTGTTAATGTTGAATATGTAAATCCCGCCATTATTTACCTCCAGGTCCTATAGGTTTTCCAACCCTTCCACCCATCATATAATTATCACTCATATCATAGCCTAATTTTTTTAAACGCAACATCATTTTTGAATTATCTCCTGTTTTTAAAAATTCATCATATAATTCAAACAACTCATCATCACCAACTGATTCAATAAAATCTTTAAAACTTTCAAACATTATGCGCTAAGGGTTGCTGGTCCTATTGAGACTGGAAACCCTCCTCCTTTAACTTCTCCTGCTGTTGCAGTGTTTGTATCAACTGTAAAATAAAACCAATCACTTGTTTTATCTGTGTCTCTACTACCACTAACATATTTACCTGTAGTAATAGCATAGCCTGCAGATTTTGCAATGTTGGACCCTGATATACCATCAAAACTTAATGGATCTGCATAACTACCTGCAGTCGTTGATGCTCCTCTAAATCTATAAGTTGTTCCATTTGTTAAACCATGATCTGGTGAATATACGTTTATAATTCCTGAACCAGACCCATAAGTTGTAAATGGATCATGAGGCAATAATCTTGCAGTATCATTTTCAGTTCTATCAGGTTTTGCATCTTTTAAAGCTTGTGCATCACCAGCATGTGGTTTTGGTTGTAGCTGTGGATGTTTTTGTTCAAACTCAGAAATATGAACTAACATACCATTCCATTCTTTAACCATTTCGTTATATGGAAAAGCCATTCCACTTCTGTCTGATATTGCCTGTGCGTGTTTTCCTCTTGAGTTTGCCATTATTTAACCTTTCCACCTTTATTAAATCTTCTTATACCCGCTAATCCACCTTTTGCATGTAAAGTTGGTTTTTTAACTATACCAAATCCTGGATTTGGCCATTCTTCAATAGGAATAATACCTTTCTCCGCATCAACTATGTATGTTTTTTTTGGTCCTGTATATCCAAATTTTTTAGGTTTAATTTTAGGTTTTTTCTTAGTCATAATTATATATTAGGATAATAATTTTTCGGAGTTATATAAGTGCTTGCTGCAGATCCGTCTTCTGACAGGGCACGTGCCAATTCATCTTCATAATAAAGTTTTAATTCTTGTGATCTTTGTGGTGTAAATTTTTGTGATAAATAAAAAGCTAATCCAGAAACTAAACAAGGCATAAATCTATAAGGAGCATTTGATGCATCTGTGTATGTTGCATCGAAATCTTCTAATCTTTTTACATAATAAATATGCATATCTTTAGAAGCTGCTGTTGAGTCTGGTGTTGGATAAACTGTAATTGTAGTTTTATCTATGAATCTTTGTACAAAATATTGAGAAGGTGTTCCTTTAGATAATTTACTTGATAAAGCAGAATATGCAGATCTTGCTATCTTAGTCATTGAAGAATCAGATTGAGTTGTCTCTGTTCTATTTTGTCTGTATGTTGCTTCTAAT